TCTAACATTATACACCATATATGACGTATAATATACCTATTAATTTAACTTTTTACGTATTATGGTCTTAAATCATATATTAATTTTAAAATTAATGCTCCACAGGGGGTATTTAGTTAGATTAACGACTTAAAACATTCATATTATATGTAAAATAATGGATTAATAAACAAATTATGAGTATATACCTCATAAAAAAATATTTACACGATAAAATAGGTACGGAGCTCGAGAGCAGAAGAGACTGTAACCTCTCCATAAATTAATTACCTTTTTTTTGTTATATTTTTTATTTAATATATTTTAAATTAAACATAGACCCTTCTTTTGGTTGTCCTCTTTGACGTAACGTGAAATCAATAACACCCTCTTTAAATGGTGGTTGCTCTGTCTTCTTTCTCTTCACAGTTTGTCCTCCTTCCATACGTATTTTAATATGGGCTCCCCAACCTTTTTTACCAACGTGTTTATTAAAGAATGATAATGCTGTCCCTGAAAGGTCACCAAATCCTTTACTTTTAAGATATGTATTTAACTGTGTAATATTCTTTTTACCTATTATTCTATTCATATCAATCTGATACTGTCCTGATTTTCCAGGTATTGTTTCAGGGACACTTGCAGTAACTTCCATAGTATCACCAGTCTTACTTGGTTTTAAATTAGTAATCTTCCAACCCAAAGGTCTCCACCTACTCTCAAATAAAACGTCATTCTTTGTAGTTGTTCCGTCAGGTAATGTTCCTGACCCAGTCCATACCTTCACACCCTTTGACCCTGGTTTCACAGGTTTTGGTTTTGGTTTTGCACCACCATAACTACCACCACGAGGGTCAGAGCCCATTTGAGATATAGGGTCTATATAGGGTATTTTACCAACGACCTCCTTACGTCCTGATTTTTTTAAATCTTCTCTAATCTTTTTTTTATCTGCTTCGGTCTTCCAAGTAAAAACCTCCATACCTAATTTATTATATGCCTGTTTAAGTTCAGTAAGAGATTTAGTTTTTTTGTTACTTGCAGGTATATCATAAGAAGTCTCACCACTCTTAATCAATACGAAAGGTTCGGGTTTCTTTGCTGGTGACTTCTTCTTTACAGGTTTTGGTTTGGGAGCTGGGGTCGGGGCTGGTTTTGGTTTAGGTTTAGAAGCACGTGCTTTTTTTACTGCTTCCACTCTCTTCTTTAATTCTTTATCATATCCTACCTTATCTCTCTTGCTCTCTCTCTCCATTCTTTTCTGCTTCGCCATTTTCTTCTCTGCTTCTGTTTTCTTTGGGGGAGCTGGTGGTAAGGGGACTGTTGGTTTTCTTTTCATTTGTATCTTTGGTATAATCTTCTTTTTATCGTGGTCAATTGTAAAACCATTTTTTTCTATAAGTTTTATAAGACCGTCACGGTTTGTTTTTGGTGGGATAATAATATCCATTAACTGATTATGTTTTTTAACCATTCTCCGTAGCTCATTTAGTGTCAGCATTATTTATGCTATATATGTTATTTTTTTTTCTATTGTAATATTATAAAAATAATGATTAATATTTCCAAAACTCACAGCAAGAAAGATTTAAGTGATATTATTGATACATTTAAGATTCCTATATATTTAAGTAATCCAACAAAATCACAATTAGTTACAGCATTGCAAGAAGCAGTATCAGGTGAGTTATATAATATTAACCCTAAAAATAAATATTTAATACAAGATAAAAAAGAGTTTGTTAAGTATTTAACAGATATTAACCCACGCAAGATATTATCTGTAAAAGATAAAAAGAAAGTTATACACGATTGTAAGAGGATAAAACAATATTGTTTAAATAGTTACTGTATTATCGGCACAGATTTTAAAAATGATAAAGAGGTAGAGGATATGATAAATGAAGTCTCCAAATATGGAGATATACCAAGTGTTAGAAAGGTAATTTATTTATACAATAAAAATCCTTGTATAAAGAAATTCATAAAACCAAATGTTAGTAAGATAATCCAAAGTGAGCTGGATTTAAAGAGGTCATTAAAACAAACGTCATTAAATATATTAGTTATTAAGCAAGGTCCTATAACTGTAACCTTTGATTAAAGTAAATGTTTAGTATTCTCTGCATTCTCAAAGGTGAATGAATTAAATGTATCTGTGACCTTTGTAAGATATTGAGGTTTAACAAAACAATATGGCTCGTATTTATGTTTCTCCTGGTGGTAATGGTCTCTTATCTCGTATTCCGTATCTAATTGATTTTTAGTAGGGTCAAACTCCCAAGAGAATAAACCGTCTGTAAATAAAAAGTAAAATCTAAATATACGGTTTTCACCTTTCATATTTTTATCTTTAAGATATTTCATTTTATTCTCACCAAACATAGTATCACGATATTTTGTTGAGGATACTTTCCTACTCTTTAACTCCCCTATAACCTTCCACGAGCTAAAATCCACCTGATTATATTGATTGCGATAAGCAACATACCAATCACTCTCAAAATCCTCCTGTGAGTTAAGATAAGAAATTACTAAACGCTCATTTTTTCTACCAAAAGTTAAATCTGTTTTTAAATCCCAACCCATATTTATATATACTTAAAATAGAAAATAATTTTATCTTAAACGCACTTAATTTTTACGCAGTTTTTACTCTTCTGCTTTTTCTTTCACATACACATTATTCATAGTGGAGACGCTATGACCTGTAATCTCCGCCATTTCCTGTTGCTTTTTCTTATTATCAGCAAATAAATCACTTAATACTATCTTACGTATCATAGTAGTTGATATATTCTTTCCTAAATATTTCTGTGACGTTTTCAGGAGCAATTGCGAGAGGGCATTACGTGTATAAGGTTTTCCTGTGCTACTTGTAAATAATACCGAGCCTTCATTCTTTCTTAAATACATTCTTATAATCTTCTCCAAATCCTTATCAATACTTATGATTTTTTCATTATACTTCTTACTCGTTTTATACTCGTTGAGCACGAACTCTAATTTATTTTTATAATTTACAAGATAGTTGCCGTCTTCTTTTTCTTTTTGTGTTAATTTATTATACTGTGTTTTTGAGATTACAGACATACCAGCGAGGTCGTTTCTTAAAGGGATTTTTAATAAAATTGAGTATATCGTAAATACCTGTAATAGTGTCTTTTCTTTTGGTGATAATGTTGTTTTTTTCTTTAATTTTTGGTCTTTTATTTCCTTTTCCATTTTACTTAACATATCTCTTAATACTTCTATATCTACAAAATTATCACTCTGTTTTGTAGAGATAGTCCCTTTCTCATTCTCTGTTTTATATTGGTCGTTGAGTTGATTTCTAATTTTATCATATTTATCAATATCTTTATTATCGGGGTCAGTAGCTCTCAAATACACTATAATCGCATTATAAAAGTTTCTCTGTGTTGTAAAATGTAAATGTTTTATCTTATCTTGCACGTCCTCAACGTCACTTAAAAACTTTAAATTATCTTTATCAAAGGTCTTTTTTAACTTGTTTAAATTAAATAAATACATTTTAATTGTATTGGGTTTTAAATTGGGTCTTGCTTTCATAATCGCTTCTTTATCTGCTTCACTCATTTTATATATATAGATTAGAAAATAATTTTGGATTAATTAAAATCTTAAAACATAAAATCTCATTATATCCATTTGTGATTTTTAATAGTGAATAATTCTCAAATGGGTATAATCTTTAAAATAATAAAAAATATAAAAAATTGTTTTAAGTTTTATCTTGTAAATCAAGCATATACAACCTCTAATTGTCCGTCCATTAATACAGCACTCTTAATTACTTCTATCATACTATACTGGGTGAATGTCCCAACTTCTCCTGCTGTGTGTCGTAGGTTCTCAAAATCCGTGGTGAGTTCTATACCCTTCGTGCCTACACGCTCACCAGTATTAAGTCTAAATCCAAAAAAGTTCTGCTTACCAGCAAGATTATCACTCTGTCCTCTACCTTCATAATGAAGAGAAGCAACACCCTTGGGAGCTATGAGCCCCTGTTGGACTGTATCAGTAGATATACCACCTTCGTCACAATAAACACCACGAGTAGTGTAAATGATACGACCAGTAGCGTCTCTTAAATTATGATAATGTCTCGCCATATTAGTAACGTCCTGTGGGAATAGTTTGTGTTCATTCATAAATACATTTGTAGTGACTAAACTGTGTTTATCTTCGTCTCTTAAATTACCAACTGCCTCATATTTATTAAGGAGTTGGTCTGCTCCCACGATTGTTGTGCCTGCTTTCTGTAAATCACAAGATACACCAGTAAATACTCTCTTAACAAGGCGACCAGCACCTCCTACATTTCTCTTATTATTTACAGCACTCGTAGTATCTATGACGTGACGTGAGGAAACCATTTGAGTAAAACCATACTGTATCATTTTATGTTTCTCCGCCCAATCCTCCATACCTCCTGGGATATAAATGTGGTCTGCTATCATTTGCACGGAGTTCTGGTCAATTAAAAACTCTCTGGTTGAGCTCCCAGTTTGGTCTGCTTTGGAGACACTCATACGAGCGTCGGTTACTGGGTTAAAAAATAACTCAATCTGTAATCTATCATTACCAAGCATATACAGAGGAATACGTTGTCCTGCTCTTAAAAATGGGAATAGCTCGTGAAGATTTATCTGGAATGTAGGGTATAAATCAGTTCTTGATTTGGAAACAACCTCAAAATTATTACAGGTGAGACCAGTTGTAGAGTATTCTTTACCATTAGATAAACCGTAACTCTCGGCACTTGTAAATCCACCGTCAGGATAATTCATTTCATAGCACAAACCACGTCCAGTAGAAAACTGTTCTCTATTTTTATTACCTTGTAGAGAGGAATACATAGAGGTCATAGCGAGCTGGTGTGCTACTTCGTCCGTATCATTAATTACTCTCCCCGAAGAAGTTTTTAAAACTGCTCTCTTAATAAGAGAATATACACCAACTCCCTTGGGAAAGAAGGCTCGCTCCACAGCACTATTAGGTTTTACACCAATAGAAATAGAGGAATCGGGAGACAGGAAACCCTTTGGTTCTAACTCAAACCGACAGAATAAATTATCCGAGGAGAAAACAACAGGCATTAACACGTCACTTTCTATCTCTTCATTAGTTGTAGTTGCAATATTTACCAATTGGACTTCGCTTGGTTGATTATCTCTCGTTGGTCTCGTATCAGGCATATCGGCAGGAGCACTCATTTTTATAATATTAAATATATTATTTTTTAAATCAATAAAAATTAAAATATATCAAAAAAAAGTGTAGAAAAAAAGGATTTTATTTATGGAGAGGTTACGGTCTCTTCTGCTCTCGAGCTCCGTACCTATTTTATCGTGTAAAAGTAAAATTATGAGGTATATACTCATTATTGTTTTAATTGTATCCCATTTTGGTTAAAAAATACAGATTGCTCACTATTAACAAATACAAATGTAGATATAGGATTATCACTCGTTAAATCCAAATCCAAGTTCATACCGAATTGCTGGGTCGTGAAATCCATTCCTGGTCCTCCAAGAGTATCATAATTTACTCCTAATCCCCAAACTACTCCTCCGTCTGCGACTTGGGTGTATTTAGTTTGAGTAGCACTCGTGCTGTCAGCAGTCCAAGACCTATTATTAGTCCAAGGAGAAATCATAGTAGCTCGGTTGGTCGCCCAAGGGAGCACAGCACTAACATAATCACGATTAATAACTGGGTCACAAACCATACTCTTTGGAGAGGCACGTATGACGTTATTTAGTTCATAGTGTTTTGGGTAAAGTGAGCCTCCCTTCGTCCAAAAAACCTTACGGATTGAGGCGATACTCCCGTCCTTATTAGTAGGTAATAGAGAGGCGTAACCATTTTGATTTAAATTGTTTAAGAATGTTGAGGGGATAAATGTAGCGAAAGCACTTCTAACCTTTGATAAACCCAGGTTAAATACAACAGAAGCACTTGACGAATTAATAGTATCATAATAAGAGGAGATAGAATTGTAAGTAAATACACCCTCGCTCTGTTTCATTAACTGTTGTATTTCTGCTTCACTATAATCTTTAACCTCACAAACTAATTTTAAATCCTCAAACTCATAGTAACAATCACTATCAGCAATAGTGCCGTCAGTAGCATATAAAACCTGACTGTCTGGTGCGA